TCGCCAGTCGATTTACGATAAAGCTCTAAAGGCAGAGATGCAATAGTTGATGCGATAAGGTTTCTGCATCGAGCAACAGTAGGAACTGACATTGCTTCATTGCGGCGAACGCTGAGAACGCCATAGTTATAAAGATTGTAATTGTCGCCCATAATCTGTGGGGCGTACTGGGCTAATATAGAAGATTTTTGTTCAGGCTTATTACGCGAGAAAATACCCATATAGACATCTTACCACACTTTGTCTAATATTTGACAATTTCGTGTCGTTGTGTCTAGACAACAATCTGAGGCTTGGATTGTGGCTGTGACAATCTGCTCACCAACATTGCAAGGCTAATCGGTGCGACAACTGGACCAGCACTTGCTTTGCGAACTATGCGCCATTGAGAATCTGTGCTTTTAGCTCCGCAGTTATTCATCTGATCATCTAGGACTTGCTGACCACCATGAACAACGCGCTTATTGTCAATCGCATCTTTAAGAGTAGAACAGGCTGCATAGAAGTCCGCACCTACAATGGTTTCTACCATCACACCTGCATTCTGCAAGCGTTCCGCAACAGCTAGTGTGGAGTATCTGTCATAGAGGACTGTTCGCGGCTTGTATTGGTCACACCAGCCTTTAATGTCAGCTGCAATCTTTAATTCATCTACTGAGATTTGTGATTCCCATGTTTGAACCAACGAAACGCCAATTCGACCATCGGCAAGGATTTGACCTGCCATAAGAGCTGCATTTCTTCGGCTCATGTCAATATCAAAGGCGAACATGGTTAATGGACCAGGAAACATCTCCATCGACCTGTCGCAAATATCTTCCCACGAACCTGGTGTCCAGGGCGATGTCAATGACGAAATCCATTGGCAAAGAGTCTCGGTTCTTGCAGCTTCGATTGTCGATGTTGCAATCGTTTCTTCAATGGCTTCTTCTGGAATCAAATATCCAAGCGAAGGATTTGCCATTGCCCATGCTTTACGATCCCAAATGTCACAGAACGCTGGTGCTGAGTATTCATAGAATCCCAAAGACTTTGGCGGATAGTTTAGGCATTGTTCATGCAAGTCATTAAGAACTTTGCTAAAGGCATCTCCAGCATTGGATGTGAATATGCGCTGAGAGTTAGGGCGAGTCAATGTAACGCTTTTAGAAGCATCCATAGCGACCTCTGATACCTCTCGAAGTTCGTCAATCCATAGAAGGTCAGCTGAACGACCACGCGCTCCGTCAGATGTAGCTGCTACGACTTCAATCTGTGCGCCTGACTCCAAAATGATGCGTTCTTGTCCATTAGTGCGATACACACCCTTTTTAACGCTTCCACCTTTAAGCTGTGCGAGTAAGAATCCGTTGCGTTCGATGATATCGACCATAATGTTAAAAGACTTCAACGCCATTGCTCGATTAGATGACATGATCAAGATGTCCTTTTCGCCGAAGCAGAATAAGCCTGCCAAAACACGCATTCGCGCTAAATGGCTCTTTCCTGATTGTCTTGCAATAAGAAGTAGCACAGACTTGCGGATGAACATATTGTTCTTATCAACTGTGAGCATATCTTTGAGAATTAGCTCTTGCCATTTTAATAATGGCTGTCCAATCTTTGCAGCAAAATCTGCCACCTCATCTACGCGAGATTTTCCCTTAAGCCAGGGGCTGTGAAGGCGTGGCTTCAAATCCCCATATAGCTTCTTCTTAGATTTGGACTGAGTTGTCATAGTTCTGGCTTAGGCTGACCAGACATAGGACCAGCCTGGACCGTGCTGGTGGTTTTCGGGTACAAATTCCCCGAAAAGACAGGGGGGATGACATCGTGAAGATTACCTTCGATGCAGCCTTCGCTGCTGATGTTCAGGCATCAAGCGAGACAAGACAGATCAGCGGCAAGATTGTGCCTCTCGAAACTGAGACAGGTAACACTTCAGCTGGCAAAGTTATATTTGAGCGCGGTTCAATACAGATTCCAGAACCAAAGACCGTGAAGCTACTCAGCCAACACGATGTCAAGGCACCGCTAGGACGCGCTCAATCTTTTACAGAAACAGATGATGCAATTTACGCATCATTTAAGATTAGCAACTCATCACGCGGAACAGACGCGCTTATCCTTGCAAGTGAAGGATTACAGGCAGGATTGTCTGTTGGCGTTGAGGTTATTAAGTCAAAGAGCAAGAATGGCGTTATCCATGTATCCGCCGCAAAACTCATGGAAGTAAGTTTAGTAACAGAGCCAGCATTCAAGTCTGCTCAGGTTACTGAAATCGCAGCAGAAGAAGCTGAAGAAGTTTCTGAAGTTGTAGAAGAAACCCAACCATCAAACGAAAGCGAGACAGCTGTGGAGAATACTCCAGAGACAGTTGCAGCACCAGAAGTGGAAGCAGCAGCGGTTGAAGCTGCTCGTCCAACTGTGACTGTAACAAGCGTGCGTGAGCGCGTAGCACCAATCACATCAGCACAATACCTCGAAGCAAACATCAAGGCAGCTCTTGGCGATGACGAAGCACGCCGCACAATTCGTGCAGCAGATGATTCAACATCAACAAACACAGGCTTGACACTTCCAGGTCACCTACAAACATTTCTTACAGACACATTTACAGGACGCCCTGCATTTGAAGCTGTAACTCGTTCAGCACTCGTAGAGTCAGGCATGAGCTTTACAGTTCCACGCCTCTACACAAATGCTTCTTCAGCTAACACAGCACCAACAGTTGCAGATACAAACGAAGGCGCAGCACCATCTGAAACAGGCATGACTTCATCTTATGACACAGTAAATGTCGAGAAGTTCAGTGGCTTGCAGCGTGTAAGTTTTGAGCTCGTAGATCGCAGCTCACCTGCATTCATGGAATTGATGATGGCAGAACTTCGCAAGGCTTATGAGAAGGCTACTGATGCAGCTCTTATTGCTGCATTCACAGCTAACGGAACACAAGCAACAGGTGTTGCTGCAACAGCAGCAGGACTACAATCCTTCATCTCAGTAGAAGGCGCAGCAGCTTACAAGGGAACTGGCGGAGATTTCGCTAACAAGCTTGTAGCATCAACAGACCAATGGGCAGCAATCGCAGGATACGCTGACACAACAGGTCGCGCACTTTACTCAGCACAAGGCGCAACTTACAACGCATCAGGTAACGCAGTAGCAACTTCTGTTGTCGGTGGCGTACTTGGTACAGACCTTATCGTTGATCACAACATCACAACTTCAGGAATCATTGATGAATCAGCATTCCTAGTTGCACCACGCTCTGTATATGCATGGGAGTCACCAACAACACAACTTCGTGTTAATGTCTTGACTTCAGGCGAAATCGAAATCAACCTTTATGGATACCTAGCACTCTATGTTGCTAAGTCAGGTAAGGGCGTTCGCCGCTTCAACTACACAGCACCGTAAGCAAGACCCTAAGTCGCTGGGGGTGGGTCGCAGCCCTTGACCCACTCCCAGTCTTTAGAAAGGAATAGGAATGTCACTTTGCACAGTTAGCGAACTTCGCTCAGCTTTGGGTGTTGGAAGTCTGTACGCGGACGCTACGCTTCAACAGACATGCGATGCCGCCGATGCTGTGATTCTTCCTATGCTTTGGAATAACTACACATTCAATGTGGCTCATAGCAACACAGCAACAACAGGCACACTTTACTTTGATTCACTAGTTACAGATGTTTTCTATGTAGGTCAGGTTGTCAATATTACTGGCAACGGATCAAAGCATAATGGCAACAAAACCCTCACAGGTGTTGGCGATTACAACATCACTTACAACATCACAGGCAACAACAACACACCTGCTGTGTATCATCCAGTTGTTCCTTTCGGTCAAGTTTCAGCAGATCAATATGTTGATTGGTCACAAGATTCAGCAGTTCAAGAAGCTGCACTTATGATTTCAGTAGATATCTGGCAGGCTCGTCAGGTGAGCAACTCAGGCGGCGTATCACCAGACTTTACTCCAAGCCCATATCGCATGGGTAACACATTGTTGGCTCGTGTGCGTGGCTTATTAGCCCACGCCATTAGTCCTAACTCGATGGTCGGATAATGCCAGTTGCTCTCACTACTCTTAGAACCACGATTGCGTCAGCATTAGTCGATAACGCTAAGTGGCAAACCTTTGCATTCCCACCAGCAACAGTCTTGGCTAACTCAGTAATTGTTAGCCCTAGTGATCCATATTTAGAGCCAAACAACAATCAACATAACACGATTGCTCCAACTGCTAATTTTAAGATAATCATTACTGTGCCTTTGTTTGATAATGAAGGAAACCTCAATGGAATTGAAGATGCCCTTGTGGGTGTGTTCAACAAACTCGCAGCATCCGCATTGACCTATAATGTGGGAGCAGTTAGTCAGCCAAGCGTTCTTAACGCGGCATCTGGTGACCTGCTTACTTGTGAGATGTCACTATCCGTTCTAACTACCTGGAGCTAAAATGTCCGAATGGGAAAAAGAAAACGAAGCCTTCCTGAAGAAAATCGGGCAGGTTACTTCAGCACCAAAG